TCGAGTGCCTCTATTCTATAGGGGCACTTTTCTTGTATAATTCTATACAATCCTTATAAATACATACATGGCAAGAAGTAAATATATCCAAAGTGTCTTAAAGGCAGCAGGTGGTAGACCTAAATCAACACAATGGTTTCGTGATAAAATCAAAGAGTTTGGTACCCCAAAGTCTGCTGATTTGATTCGTGATGGTAAAAGAACATCAACACCTACCTTTGGTCTACTAAATATGTTTGTATATGACCCTAAACTAAAAGAGAAATTACCATATTATGATACATTTCCTTTAGTATTACCTATTGAAAAATATAGTAATGGATTCTTAGGAATCAATATACACTATTTGTCTATGCCAATGAGATTAAGATTGCTAGATAGATTAGTGGACTATAGTAACAATGATAAGTTTGATACTTCTACAAAATTAAATGTAGATTATAGTAGATTAAAAAAAGTGGACTTAATTAAACCATGTCTAAAAAGATATTTAGCAGGTAATGTTAAGACACAATTTAGAAAAGTAGAGGCAGATGAATTTATGATTGCAACACTATTACCTGTACAGAGATTTAAGAAACAGTCTGATAGTCATGTATTTGCAAAATCAAGAGGAATGATATAATGGATTTTGGAAACAGTTTAATAGAGGCAGGTACTTCATCAGTATTAAATGAATTACTTGCACCTTTACGAGATGACAATGGAATGGCAATGCCATCTAGGTATGAAGTATTATTTTTACCACCATCAGGGACTAGAGGAACATCAACAGGTGCTTCTACAAATCTATTCTCACAAGTATTGCTTGGACAAGTAGGTGGACAAGAACAAAGAGAAGTAGGATATCAATGTAGTTCGATAGCATTTCCACCTCGTGGTATCGACACAACACCAGATGAAAACATTTATGGCCCTGTAAGAAAAATTGCAAATGGTGGATACACCTATGGTAATGTTACTGGTAAGTTTTATTGTCATAATGATTTGAGAGAAAAGATATTCTTTGAAACATGGCAAAGACTTTCTTATAACCCACAAACATTTGCTGCTGGTTATTATGATGATTATGTTGGCACCATACAAATGTATTCTTTAGACCAAGATGGTAACAGAAGATATGGATGCGAATTAGTCGAGTGTTTCCCAACAGATATCGCTGAACAAGCATTAGATGCTAGTCCAGCAACTACGGCACAAGAGGTTAATGTAACTTTTAGTTATAGATATTGGAAGAATTTAACAGATGAGGGTTCTCTACCGAAACCTTTATTAGATAGATTGCAAGGGGTACTTGCAAATCAGGTAGAAAGACAACTACTAAATAGAATACCAAAAGTATTGAGAAAATTATAATTAAGGAGTGAAAAATTATGGCTTTACCTAAACTTGAAACACCAGTTTATACTTTAAACATGCCTTCAACAGATGAAGAAGTGAAGTATAGACCTTTCCTAGTGAAAGAACAAAAAAGAATGATGATGGCAGAAGAATCTAAAAATATCAAAGAGATTGTTGATGCAGTAAATCAATTAATAAGTGATTGTACTTTTAATAAAGTAGATACTAAAAAGATTCCTATGTTTGATGCAGAGTATATCTTTTTAAAAATAAGAAGTAAATCTGTAGGTTCAAAAATAGATTTAAAAGTAACTTGCCCAGATGACAAAGAAACACAAGTTCCTGTTAGTATTGATTTAGATGATATTAATGTTGGTATGGTGGAAGAACATTCAAATGAAGTACAACTTACACCTGAAATTAAAATAGTTTTTAAATATCCACTTTTAGATACATTTACAAAGTATACAAGTGGAAGTGATTCTGCTAAAATGATTTTTGATTTAACGGCAGATTGTATTGAAGAAGTGCATTTTAATGAAGAAGTAACTCATAAAGTTGATATGTCAAAGAAAGACTTAGATGAGTTTATTGAATCACTTTCTACAGAACAATTTTCATTATTAGCAAAATTCTTTGAAACTATGCCAAGACTTAGACATAGAATAGAGGTAACTAACCCAAAAACAGAAGTCACTAGTGAAGTTATGTTAGAGGGTATAGAGAGTTTTTTAGAGTAGGGCTCTCTCACGAGAGCCTAAAAAATTACTACGAAAGTAATTTTGCACTCATGCAACATCATAAATACTCTTTAACAGAGTTAGAAAATATGTTGCCCTATGAAAGAGAAATATATATGGGTTTATTAACTAAATATATTAAGGAAGAAAACCAAAGAATAGAGAAAGAGAATGCAAAACGAAACTAAAAAAGTAAACATAGAATTAGAAGTAGACACTAATGTTGTTGATTCTAGTAAAAACAAATATCAATCATGGATAGATATGGCAAAAGCTGTGGATGCATGGAGAATATTCCCACGACTATTTTTAACAGTATATATTATATTGTTATATAAATGTGTTATTTGGTATATGAATTTATCTGCTCCAACTATGGAACAATCTGGATTAATAAGTATCGTTGTAGGTGCTGGTGCTGCTTGGTTTGGACTATACACAGGAACAAGTAAAAAATAATGGCTCAAATAAATTCAAAAGAAATACAGAAAAGTTTGCAAGATGATGTGAATGCTAGAAAAGATGGCACTGAAAAATTGAAGAACTTTTCTGATGCAGTAGAATCAGCTTCTAATAAACAAAAACAAGCTCAACTAGAAGTAGAAAAATTATCATTATCATATAAACAACAAGTTGCTGCTGGTGAAGATTCAACTAAGGTATTTATGGAATTAACAAAAAAACAAAAAGAATCAAATAAGGCTAGAGAGGAGTTAGATTTGGCTGAGAGAGATAAAGAAAATTTTGATGCTAAATATCAACAAGAATCAATAGACATACTTAATAAAATAGGTGATAATGTTCTAAAAGTTTCACCAGAAGAAATGCAATTAAGAAAAGCTTTTCAAGAATCAATTAATATAGAAAAAGAACAATTAGCAATGCTTGAGGCAGACCCATTAAGACAAGACCAAGCTGAAGCTTTAAAGAAAAATATAGAAGCAAAAGAAAAAAAAGAAAAAACAAGACAAGAACAAGCACAAACCACTGCTATGCAAAAGGGGTTTGGTATGATTTCAGAAAACTTCAAAAGTTTCGGTGAAAGTATGAAAAGTAAAGCTCTTCCTTTTTTAAAAACAGGTTTACTTATAGCAGCTTATTTTGCTTTTGCTAAACTTTTACAAAGTGAGGCATTAATGGACTTTATAAAGTTCTTTAGTGAACAAGGTGGTTTTACAAAAACACTAATTGTTTTAGGTGGTATGATAACAGCCTTTCTTGCGTATTCAGGCCTAAAAATGGCACTTGCAAAGTTTTTAGGTGGACTTACTTTTATTAAAAATGATTTAATGAAAACTGGTGGAATGTATAGGAACAGTGGTGGTAAGATAATGGGTGGATTGAAAAAAGGAGGCATGAGATTATTTTCAGGCCTGTCGGTAGGAGCTTCAAAGTTAGGAACTTTGATTATGGGTATTGGCCCCAAACTTATTGTATTTGGTAAACTTTTACTGGCTGGTGTTGTTAAAGGACTTGCATTCTTCAATCCTATTGCTTTAATAGGAGCGGCCATAGCAGGAATTGGTCTACTCATATATAACTACTGGGATGAAATTAAAGGTTTCTTTGGTTCAATTGGTGATAGAATCATGTCTGCAACTAGTGATTTAAGAGCAAAAATTGGTAATTACTTTAGTAATTTGTTTAAACCTGTTACTGATTTAATTAAAAAAATTAAGAATTATATGGCTGGCATTTATAATGATGTCGCTAACTCATTTATAGGTAAAAAATTAGGAATGAAACCAATGGCTATTGAAAGTGATAGCGAGAATATGGCCAAAGCAAGTGAAATAATGTCTGGTGGTGAAAAAGACCCTGCAAGATTTATAGCAAGAAAACAAAATGAAGACATGCAGATGAGAAGAAAAGAAGAAATGATGGATGAAAAGAGAGCAGTTAATAATATTAACAATCAAACTGTTGTTAATAATGTATCACAAGGTGGAAATACTATTCAAAATAATGCTACTAGATATGTTAAAGACCAAGGTAGTGTATTTGCATCAAATAACGCCTAACTAGGATTTAGATGGTCTTCGGTTAGTATTTTAAATTCCATATTGTGGTCTAAACAAAATTCAGTTGCTGACTTCCATTTGGCTTTGTTTATACCCCATGTTTTTACTTTGTTATACCAAACACCTGTTCTTCGTTTAGGATTCCTTTCTGGTGGTGTACATTGATTCTTAGGTTTGACTTCAATGATATACTTTTTAACACTACCATTTTTAGTACGAACTTTGACATAGAAATCAGGGAAATATCTATGATAACGACCATCCCACGGCGATACATATGGAATGACTAATTCTTCACTACCCCATTCTATAATAGATTTAGTAGTATCACAATACTTCATCATCTTCAATTCCCATGAAGAACGATACACTATTTCTTTAATATCACCTTGATACTTGGTAGGATATTTCGGTTTAAACTTACCTTTATATGTCATAATCGTTATAAATACTTTAAATTATATAGGACTATTTAGACATGCCACTAGACAATTTAAAAAATGTAGGTAAATCCATAGCTAGAGGGATAGTAGGTAAAAATCTAACGAGAGTAGCTGGTGGTATCGCTGGATTAATAGGTGGACCTAATAGAAAAGATTCATCAGACATATCACCATTAAGAAGTTCAACTTCAACAACCACTTTATCATTTCCACTTGATAATACTAATGTAGACCCATCTTTAGGTAATCATGGACACTACATGATGTTCTTTATTAATGAACAAGAAAGTGCAAAAGTAAGATTTGACAATATGCAAGATAAGTTATCAGTAGATGGCGAAACATTAGGCACAAGAAATTTAAAAAGACATTTAGAAAAGAATTTGGGGTTTACAGGTTCTTTCGATAAAATATTTGATAGTAAGACTGGTAAGTTTAAAGAAAAACCAACTAAACTACAATCACAAGCTTTTGACGGAAAAAACGGACCTGGTCAATACTTATTTGGTAAAGATTCTGCAAAATATAAAAAAGGTTTTGGTGGCGCAGCTTTAAAAACTGGTGATATTAATAAAACAGGTTACACTTCAAGAAAAAATCAAAAACAAACAATTAGTATTGAAAGACCACCAACAAGAAGATTAGACACATGTATCACCATGTATATGCCTGCTGAGGTAAAAGTAAACTATAAGGCAGATTACAGTGACACAAAAATAGGAAGTGGAACACAATTAGCTTCACAAGTTCTTGGACAAGTTGCTAATGGTGCTTCAATATCTGCTGGAGCTGAAACTTTAGGAAATCAAGCTATGCCTACTGTTGAAGCAATTGGTACAAATGCTTTAGGGGATGTAGTGGGTGCTATACCAGTATTTTCTGGTGCTAAAGAAGCTTATGAAATGAATTCAGGTGTTATTTTAACTGATAGAATGGAACTTGCATTTAAAGGTATAGGTAAAAGAACTTTTTCATACACATTTAAAATGATGCCAAGAAGTGAAGATGAAGCCAATGAGGTAAAAAGAATTGTTGATATGTTTAAATTTCATATGTTACCTGAGATGACTTCAGGACAAAGAGGAAGATTTATGAGTTATCCATCAACATTTGATATTAAATATATGTTCTTAAATACAGAAAATAATTATTTAAACAAAGTTTCAGAGTGTTATCTAGAAACTATGGATGTAAATTATGGTGGCGATAGATTTAGAGCACACAAAGGTAATACTACTGGCGCCCCACCTA